ATAATGGAATAGATAATGTTATTGCTACGGTGAGTATAGTATCGCCTGGTGATGCTTATGTTGATTGTTTTGTGGATTTCACTGAGGATGATGTATTTGTTGAAAATCCTAATAAAGAATGTTCTGTTAAAACGAGAAATAAAATGAGTGAAGAATATTGGGAGAAAAGAAGGAAAGAAAAGGAGAGAAGAAATGAATAAAAAGAAAGTTAATAACTATATTATTATTAATGGTGAAATTGCAGGGATTGAGCTTACCCAGTCAAAAACAACAATTATTGATATAGAAGACTTGCCTCGTGTTTTGAAACATAGTTGGCACGCATTTAAAACAAAGAATAGTTTTTATGCTATGAGTAGATTTAATGTTAATGGAAAACAAAAGAATGTCTTGCTCCACCGGTTTTTATTAAATGTTACTGATAGAAAAATAATTGACCACAAATCGGGTACATTAGATAATAGAAAATGTAATTTAAGAATCTGTAATCATTCGCAGAATGCTATGAATATGATTTCAAAAACAGGAAGCTCAAAGTATAAAGGTGTTCATTGGAATAAATTAGCAAAAAAATGGGTGGCTTATATTATGTTAGATAGTAAGAAAATTCATTTAGGGTATTTCGATAAGGATAAGGAAAATGAAGCTGGAAAAGCTTATAATAAAAAAGCTATAGAATTATTTGGTGAATTCGCTAAATTGAATATTATACCAAAAGCTATCGATGTGCCGTTGTTTGTGTAATCATAAGACAAAAGTTTATAGATTCGTTAAACCAAGTGTTCCAAAGAAATATTCATATCAAGATCGGTTGAATTTAATATGAAAAAGGAAGAATTCGAAAAGTTTTACGCAAAAAATTCAGATGTTACAGTTGAATGGTTACGTAAGAATAATCAAATTGCAGTTTCTTGTGATTGTAGAGACAAGCTATGTAAGGGATGGAAAATGATTAAGGATATTTGTCAAGGGCCGTGATGCCTTACAACTCTACGTTACAGGGCAATATTAAAAAACACTTTTTAGGAAACTTAAAAGAGTAAAAAAAGAGTAAGAATGAAATCAATAGTATTTAATGGTGAAAACCACAGTGAATGTAAGGCTTTTATAGGAAATAAATATGATAATACAAAGAATTACCCGAACATAATAACTACAGCCAAAGGAGTTAAGGTAGTAAATGTTGGAGATCGTATAGTGAAAGATGATGCTGGTAATTTAAATATTGATCATTTAAATAAATAAATAATAATAAATAATTGAAAAGGAGAAAGAAAGATGAATGAAACAATTAAAATCAATAGGAATGAGTTGTATAATATTTATGAAATCTTAAAAGTAATGACCGGCGGAAATAAAGTAAAATACTTTGTTAAAAAGAATAAAGATTATATGATTAAAGAGTTAAACCTTATCGTAAATAGTATGAAAACGTCTGTAGAAGGCATTAAGGAGTATGAGAATAAAGCAAGGGAAATATTAAATAAATGGGTTACTCCTGACGATAAAGGCGAAACAAAAGCTACAATCAATGAAGATGGTACAGTAAATATAAAGGAAGAGTACAGGGAAGAATACCAATCTTTCTTAAAAGAATTAAATGAGAAGCATAAAGACGATCTCGATGCCAGGGAAGAAGAAGTAGTAAAGTTTAATAAGTTTATGATCGAAGAAATCGAAATACAGATTTATAAGATTTCAAATGATTTGATTCCAGATGAATTGAGTAAAGAAAATTATGAGATTATATTTCCTTTAATTAGGGAACTGGTCGAGTAGAAGAATAGATGAGTAATAATGAAAGGTAAAATTTAATACCGATATTATTATATAAAAAAGTAAATTAAGACAACGGAATAATTATGAAAGGTAAAAACGAGCTAGAGAACGAAAGGCACGAAGATTATTGCCAAGAATATATAATAGACTTTAGAAGAGACTTAGCATATAAAAGAGTTTATGGTAATGATTTCTCTAAGAAAACGAATATCACTGCTCTTGCTAGACAGATAATGAAACTTGATACAGTAAAAGAAAGAATAAATTATCTCAAGAAGCAGAAAGCTAAAAAGTATAAAATAAATACTAAATACGTTCTTGGACATTGGGTAAATATAGTAGAAGATGATAATGAAAGAACACATACAAAACAAAAGACATTAGATCGCATCGCAGAATATATTGGGATGCTAAACCAAAAAGTAGACATTAATCATTCTGGCAAAGTCGATAGGAATATAAGTGTATCAATCGAATGGGAAAAAATAAAGGAATAAATGGTTAATACGAAAGAAATCGATATTAAAATACCAGAAATATTTCGTCCATTTATTAAAAGATCTCGTTATAAAGTTGCTAGAGGTGGTAGGGGAGCAGCAAAATCCTGGACTACAGCTACGCTTTTTATTTTAAAAGCAATTAAGAAAAAAATAAGAATACTTTGTTGTAGAGAAAATCAGAATTCTATTAAAGAATCAGTACATAAATTATTAGTTGATACGATTGGTCGATTAGACCTTGATGATTTATTCTATATTACTGATCACACTATAAAATGCGTTACTACTGGTAGTGATTTTATTTTTATAGGTTTAAAGAACAATATAAATAAATTAAAGTCGTACGAGGGAGTAGATTTTGTCTGGATCGAAGAAGGTGAAAATATCAGTGGAAATTCTTTGGATATTTTAATTCCAACAATTCGAAAAACAGAAAAAAAGGTATTTGAAAATATAGAAGACTTAAAAGAGTACTTATTAGAAAATCCGGAATTAGATTTTCCAGAGTATGTTAACGAAGATGAATTAACATTATACTTACCTAGTGAAATTTGGATTTTGTTTAACCCTAATTATGAAGATGACGAAGTTTATAGTAGATTTGTGCGAAATACTCCAGAGTCCTGCATTAGTATCGAATGCACTTATTTTGATAGCCCTTATTTTCCACCAACCTTAAGAAAGGAAATGGAAGAATGTAAGGCGAGCGACCAAGAAAAATATAAACATATTTGGTTAGGACAGCCGACTGGTGCTGGTTTAAAAATTTATAGTAGTAAGTTTGAGAAAAAGATCCATATTGATACAGAAACAACAAGGGATACGTTATTAGAGCGTTTAGGTAAAGAAGGGCATTGTTTTATGTCTATCGATCCACATAGCTCTTACTACCCTGCTTGTGTTTGGATAGCGTTGGTGTTAAATGAGCACAGAGAATGGGAAAAGATAATATATAATGAATTTCCAACCTTTGAATATTTTGGTAGTGGTTGGTATGCTGATCTACGAAAAAAGAAAAGATTAGAATTAAATCTTAAAGAGTTAGCACAAGTAATATATAGTTATGATGGAACTGAATATGGCATAGAAATAAAGAAAAGATTTGTAGACAGTCGGTACGCAAAAGGCTCTGGTGGTTCAAATGTAATGACGAATGCTGATGGTATGATTGAGACTTGGAAGATCCCTGAGAATGGCTCAATGAATCTTATAACGCCACAAGAAAAAATTATAGATGTACAAAGGCAAAATATTCTTACGGATTTAAGTTATAATAAAAATATACAAACATCTTTATTTAATAAACCTAGACTTAAAATAATGCCTTGGTGTAAGAACATTATAAACAGTTTGGAAAATCATAGAGAAACATTAGACGGTAAGCGAGAAGATGAGAAATTCAAGGATTTTAGTGATGCGTTAAGGATCGTTTACGCTGGTACAATTGGGTATCCAATACCGAGTACGTATAAAAAGAAAAGAAGAAATAGACAGGCCGGATGGATGAGTTAATAGAAAAGGAGAAGATGAGTAAAAATTACGTAAATAGAATTAACGATGAAGATATTATCGATATTATGCGTTCAATACTATGTAATGATACAGCAGTTGTAGAAACTTTTAATGAGAATATTATAGTTAAGCTTATGCAAATAAGGAATACGCCAATTTTAAAAATGAAGTTCAATCAAGAAACTGCATATAAGCTTTGGCGAAAAAAGGAAAAATAGATGAGTAAAAAAGAAAATATCCTTGAACAAGCAAAAGATTTTCACGAAGAAACAGCAGAAAGACAGCAGGAGATGCGTGAAAAAGGCATCGAATGTTTAGAATATGTAGCTGGAGAACAATGGGACGTTGATGATATAAAAAATAGAGAATCAGAATCTAGGCCACGTATAACCATTAACAAACTTGCTCCTTTCGTGAATCAGGTAACAAACAAACACGCAATGAATCGTAATAAAATTAAGGTTATTGCTTACGAAAACGCTGACAAAAAAACTGGAAGAGTAATTAATGGTTTAGTGCGACATATTCAATTTGGGAATCTTTCTCACGCAGAAGAAGCGTATAGAGATGCTTTTAGCTCTGCTGTAACCTCAGGTTATGGTTTTTGGCGAGTAAGTACGGTTTATTGCGATGAAATGAGTTTCGATCAAGAAATTATAATTGAAAAGATTGAAGATATTAATTCTGTTTATATAAATCAGGACGATGAAGACCACGCTTTAATAACTGAATGGATATCAAAAGATGAATTTGAAGAAAGGTATCCGGATGTTGAAATTTCAAGTTGGGATGAACAAGGAAGCGTTCACGAATGGATATCAAAAGATGAAGTGATGATTGGAGAATATTGGGTTCGTGAAAAAACTAAAGTAACAATTTATCAAATTTCTTTAAATACTGAAATAGAAGATGGAGAAGTTAAACAAGATATAATAACAGTAAAAGAAGATGAATTAAAAGAATTAGATAAAGAGAGTTATGAAATTCTTCAGGAAAGAGAAACAGATGAAATAAATGTAAAACAATATATTCTTTCAGCAGATGAGATTTTAGAAGAAAACGAGTGGGCAGGAAAGTATATTCCGATTATTGGAATATACGGGAAAAAATTTACAGTAAATGGTAAACTTTTTTATAAATCATTAGTGTACGATGGTTTGGATGCACAGAGAATGTATAATTTTGAGCGTTCTGAACAAGCTGATATGCTTTCAAAACAACCTAAAGCGCCTTGGATTGGTGTTGAAGGACAGTTTGATGGGCACGAAGAAGAGTTTCAGTACGCTAACGTGGATAACGCGGCATATCTTGAATATAGAAATGTAACTATAGATGGAAAATTACCTCCAGCTCCACAGAGACAAATGCCACCTCAAATAACCGCTGGATACGTTCAGTCTGCTCTGCAAGCTGTAGATGAGATAAAGTCGGCAATTGGTATGTATGATGCGAGCTTGGGTAACACAGGAAATGAGACTTCTGGAAGAGCTATATTGGCTCGTCAGCAACAGGGAGATGTAAGTACCGACCATTTTAATCAAAGTTTTAATGAAGGCTTAAAAAGAACAGGTTTAATAGTAATAGATTTAATTCCACATATATACGACACCGAACGCACTATAAGAATTCTTGGTGATGATATGCAAGATGAGATAATTCAAATTAATACAAGATATACTGACAAGGATGGTAAAGCTGTATTGTACGATGTGACTACTGGTAAATATGATGTTCGTATAGATTCCGGACCGGCTTCTAGTACGAGGCGTATGGATACCGCTGAGAATTTATTATCATTTGCAAAAGTTATACCTGGTGCTGCTGGGGTTGTTGGTGATTTGATTGCTCAAAATATGGAATTCGATAACGCTGAAGAATTAGGAAGTAGGCTAAAAGCTATGATTGATCCTATGATTTTTACGAGGATGAAAGCATTAGAAGAAGAAGAGAAAACTGGAGTAAGTCAGTCTCAAAAACAGATGAAAATGTTACTTTCCCAAAATCAGAAAATGCAATTACAATCAAAACAAATGATGCTCCAATCTCAAGGTATGCAGAAAAAATTAGTACAATTAGCTAAAGAAAATAAGAATTTAAAAGAGTCTGGTAAAATATTAGACAATAAAACTAAGATCGAAGTAGCTCAAATTAATGCTCAAACTGATATTCAAGAAGAACAAATCAGAAGAAACAAAGAGATTGAGAAAGAAAAAATTAGGAGAGGTACCGAAATAATTAAACAGAAAATAAAGAAATCGCCCACATTTTAGTGGTTAAATAAAAACGTTCTTTTAGTAGTTTGGTTAGCGAAAACTAAAACTACGATAACACCCTTAGCCAAAAGAGGAATTATTATGGCAGATTTTATTGATGATAGTGAGTTGGAAGAAACTTTTAGTAAATTTGAAGGCTCAATCGCAGACGAAGATTCTGATGAAGATGAAAATCTTAATGAAGATGAAAATACGTCAGAAAATAACGACAGCGAAAACACTTCAGATGAAGAAGGTAAAAAAGATGATAACGAAGATGGTAAAGAAGGTGATAAAGAAGAATCTAAGCCGAAGAAGAAAAACCGACTAAGTAGACGTTTCCATAAGCTAACTGAGCAAAGAAGAAACGATAGGGAAACAATCGCTAGGTACGAAAAACAATTCGGTAAAATAGATGAAGAAGGCTTACCAGCAAAACCCGATCCAAAGCGTTATCATACAGAACAAGATTATAACTATGCTTGTGGACAGTGGACAGCTAATGCTAAAAATATTATTCAGGGTAACGATTTAAAGAAGCAAGAAAAATTAGCCGTTCAACAAAAAAGTTTTCAGCAGAAATTAGCTGAGGAAAAAGGTAATTTTAAAGATGCTGAAAAACTAATCGAAGATTTCGTGGAAGATATGGGTAACGAACCTTTGACCCAAGAAGTAAACGATGCTTTTTGTAATTCATCTAATGGCGTAGATTTGTTTATGTATTTTACTCAAAACAGAGATGTATTAGCTGAAATATCCGAGATGAGTCCAGGGAAAGCTGCGATGACGCTTGGTAAAATTTCAGAAAAACTATCATCAATAAGTAAGAGGAAAAAGAAGAAAAAGGCTGTTAGTGGTGCTCCAAAACCTAATACAAGGTTAAAGAGTAATTCTAAAATAACCAAAGCAGTAAATAAAATGACAATGGATGAATACGTAGCACATAGAAGAAAAAAGAAAAAATAAGTAATTTAATTTTTAAAAAGGAAGGTAACAAGTGAGTAATACACTTTTAACAGTTGATCAAATCACAAAGGAAGCTTTGATGATTTTGGAAGAGGAACTTGAATTTTGCAGCAAGATAGATAGGCAGCACGATAAAAGTTTTGCTAAGAAAGGCGCTAAGATAGGTAACTCTATAAGAATCAGAAAGCCCGCAAAATACGCAGTAAGATCTGGTGCGGCTTATAGTGCTGGAAATATCACAGAAACAAATGCCACACTAACTCTCTCAAAGCAGAGGGGTGTTGATCTTGAAGTAACGAGCGAAGAATTATCTTTAGACATTGATAGTTTCAGCGAAATCGTTCTTAAACCGGCGATTAGTTCGTTAGCAACCTATGTCGATAATGATGCACTTAGTATGTATCAGGAAGTTTATAATCAGGTTGGTACTCCAGGAACTACTCCTGCAACGGCTGCGGTTATTTTAGAAGCTGGTAAAATTTTAAGTAATGAAGGTTGTCCAAAGAAAGAACGTAATATGTTAATTGATCCTGCTGCAGAAGCAAGTTTAGTTAATGCTCTTAGGGCGTTACAGAATCCTCAGCAATCGATTGGCGACCAATACAAGAGTGGCCAAATGGCGAAAGCTTTAGGCTTTCAGTTTGCGATGACGCAGAATATTAATAATCACACTATTGGTAATCATGGTGGTGTTCCAGTGGTTAATGGTGCAACTCAGACAGGAGCATCTTTGGTAACAGCTGGTTGGACTGGTGGTATCACTTTGAAAAAAGGAGATATTTTCACAATGGCAGCAGTTAATGCTGTTTCAAATCTAACTGGTGCAGTAGCAAAGAATTTGGGTTATGTAAGACAGTTTGTATTAACAGCAGACGTTACGGCTACTGGTGGTGGTGCAGCAACTCTTAGTATTAGTCCTTCTATCACTACTTCTGGCGTTTTCCAGACAGTAGACGCTTCTCCTGCAAATGGTATCGGTATTGTAATGAGTGGTACCGCTTCTGATATAGTTCCGGTGAATATGGCATTTGTAAAAAATGCTTTTACACTTGGTACAGCAGATCTACA